TCTTGGCCGGCATGACGCGGGTGGCTGAAACTTCAAACCAGTGTGAGTTGATGGCCATTGCCAGCCATTTGGTGATCTCGGCCCAGGTGATTGACCTGAGCTGTGACTCGGAGTTGGCCGAAATGATGGTTGTCGAGCCAATGCGCGTGGCCAGCATCCAGATCGTGATCCATGAGACCAACGCCGACTTGCCAATACCCCGGCCAGATGAGATGGCTTCTTGCAGCACATCAAAGTCAGCCTTGCCCTGGTTCAGTTTAATGTGTTCGGCGATGTCCAACAGCACCTCGCGTTGCCATTTGCGCGGGCCTTGGAAGTGTTCCAGCGGCGTGCCCTTGACGCCCCAGGGAAAAGCAAACATCACAAACGCTAGCGGGTTGTCCTTGATCGCCGGGCTCCACAGCCGGGCCATCAGCTCTTGTTCGTCTTCAGCGCTGTACTTGGTGCTCTGCATGTGTTAGCTTGTTTAGTGATGGCTCATGCGCGATGACGTCAATGACGCGGGACTCAGCGTCGCGCAGCGCTTGGGTAACTGAGATGCGCTGGTCAACATCAATAGTAATAGATTGCTTGGCCACCCAGCCGTGGACGTTCTGTAGTATGGCCAGCGCCGCCTTGGAGTCGCCTTCGCGCGCTGCCTTGTGCAAGCACTGGGACATCTCCATCTCAGCGTCTGCCTTGCCCTTTTGCGCCGCCATCTCCGCAATGGGGTCAAGCTGCACCAATTGCCTGTACTCGGCGGGCAGCATGCCAGAGGCCAGCGCCAATGAGTCACCTTTCAGCCCCAGCTTGGCAGCTTCGTAGATGCGGTGCAAACGCGCCTCAGTCGCTTCGACCTTGCGCGGTGCAAAAGGTAGGCTTTCAAACATTGACTCTCCTTGCCAACACGGCTGGGGGCTGCCTATTGTTTGCGAGGCATCTAGTTGGGTTGCACCCACAACCCCCATGCGTGTGCGTTGAGTATACATAAAAAAATTTGTGGGCAATGTGGGCAAACATTTTAAAAAATTTTGTTCACGGCCCCTCCGCTGCCGTGACCTTCAGCCGCCGGCCCTACCCGGGGGCCCTCAGCCAAACAGCAAACAGCAAACAGCAAACAGCAAACAGCAACCGGACACCAACCTTACAAAAACTTACAATGTAGTACTTTAGTGGGGGGCAATGTAAGTCATGCTTACATTGCCTACATGGTGCGGGCTTGGGGCTTTTGCCATGCACCTGGGCGCCCAGATGTAGGCAATGTAGGCAATGTAAGCAATGTTTTTGGGGAAGTTGAGTCGCTCGCCAAACGGTGGGGGCGTGCAGCGAAAGCGTCCCATATCATCCAACCACATAACCACAAAGATATTTTTTTTAAACATTAGAAAACCATTGCTTACATTACCTACAAACCCAGGTTTTCACTCTCAAGATGTGTAGGTCATTTGCCCCCTTTTTGCTTGCCAACGTGTGGCAACAAATGCCTACAATTGTAAGTCATTCGCTTACATAGGGTTTTTTCTACCTTTTGTAAATCAATGACTTACAGCAACTGGCACGATTCTTTCATGCTATATATGTAAAGGGGTCGAAAAATCACTTCAACCAACTTAACTAACCGAAAGTCAAAACATGCAAACCAAGCTCCAAACTATCAAAAGCTCTAAGATCACATGGTATGTCTTAGATGGCGCAAAATGGCTAGATTTCGTCAAATGCTACTGTGCCGATGGTGATGGCATTCTTCAATTAGAAGAGCGCAAAGATGGTTCATATGCTTTGAATGACCAAGGCGAGATCGTCAAAACATGGACTGACATCAAGTCTAATGAAGATCTTTTGGCGATTCTTGAATTAGCTCAGAGCTATCTCGCCGCCACATATCACGAGATATTTGAAGATGCCAAACATCATGGCCATTGAGCAACACTAACTTAACTACAGTAAAGGCGCACCATGACTTACAAAATTGAATTTCCCGATTATGACGACACCATCACGCTTCCAGAGGGTTGGCGTGATGTGTCATGGCACAACGACATCTGCCCAAGTTTTGAAAAAGACTTCAACGATGTCACATATAAGATTTTTTGCGACTACAAAGACCCCGAAAGGCGCGAAGTTGGGGGCGAACGCTTCAATGTCTGTAGATATCTGATTGAGAGTGACGAACTTGAATTTGTCGGTCAATCTGAATCGATGGATGCGGCGTTGGCGTTTTGTCAAGAGATGCAAGCATGAAGGACATCATCGCCGCCCTCACCATCGCCGCCGCGCTGACCGTCTGCGCTTTGGCGTATTTCGATGTTTTGACAAAGTAACCGCAAGCCCTCTTGGCTGAGGGCTTTCGGGTGACTTGTCACCAATTCAATCAACTACTCTGGAGTAAATCATGGAAAACTTTTTTGAGCAATTCCAAGGCGCGGACATTGAGCGCTTTATAGACTGTTTAAAAGCCATCCGGCTTGCGGGTTTGCGCACTGACAAGTACACCCAAGCCGGGGTCAATCAGTCATCCGGCAATGTTTGGGTGTGGGATGAAGACTGGGCGGGGTGTGTTTATTGCTCGATCGGCTTCGACGTGTCTTGGTCTTACACATGCAACGAATGCGGCGAAGAGTTCGACTTTGACTCATACGCGGAAATGGAAGCCTTCGCCGAAGATAACGCTGAAGATTGCACCATGTGCCGCACCGAAGAGGTGACAGCATGATAACCATCGGAAAAACCACATACAAAACAAACCGCGTCGATATTTTCGGGCTGCACGCCAAAGCCACGGGCAAGCATCGCAAACTTAAAAGCAAAGGTGCGGAGAAGCGTTTCTACCCGGTCTTTGATGCAACCATGAGCACCGCCGACTATGTGCAAGCCTACGAAACGCTCAACGCTAAAAAGAATCTGACTAAATGGGACTGGCAGCCCTTGAGCACCGCGCCCACGTTGACGAGCGGCGAAGATGCGGCGTGGGAGGTCGATCATGAATCTACCTGATGGCGATTATGTATTGGCCCACGGCGCGGGGTGGTTTGAGGTGAGCGGCTTTGTGGTGCGCATACGCGGCACCCCGGCGGCCTTGATCGTTGACGTGTACAAGGCGGGTGAAGAAATGGAAGGCGCGCTAAATAGCCTGTTTGTGGAGGCGCTCAATGCTACATCCGATTTTTGAAGACATTTTGCGCCGGTATGCGCCGCCGCCGGCACCGCCACCCAAGGGGGACGCATGGCGTTGATCTGTGCGGTGATCCTTGCCGCTATACTTGCGCTGCTGCTGGATCTCTAGCAGTTGCCAACATTCACAGGGCCCCTTGCGGGGCCCTTTTTTTATGGGCGCGGGAGGCCAACCGCCCACAATCAACCCAGCCCGCCTCTTTGAGGGCGTGCATAAGGGCGGCGGGTACGATCTTGGTGCCCACCGGCTGCGCCTGACCTTGCAGGCGGTCGCAAAGGCCATGGAAGGGCGAGCCCACCACACCCCGCGCAAACTCGCCGACACGTCTGCGCATCTGGTCGAGCAACCAGGACTCAGCGCCGCTCATGGTGTGCTCGACCATGATGGCCTTGGCCTCAGTCATCGGGGGCGTTGCGTTTGGATTCCAAGCCGATACATCGCGGGCGTGCAAGTAAGCCGCCACGGCTTCAAAGCCGCCCCGGTGTTGGTACCAATTCCACAAGCTCACCGCCTGAGCCTCTGCTAGTTTAGGCGCATCTGACCAAAGGCAGAACCATCGGCGGTCTTCGGAGGGGATCGAAATGGCTGCGCGTTCATTAGAAAACGCGATCACGAAGACGCGGTTTAGGGCCATATATGGATGCAAGCCCTTCCGATTGACCGGCAACAACTCAGGGGGCGCGGCGATGATGGGCTTGAGGGTATTCTCAAGCGCCCTGCGGTCTTTGGCCTCAGCTTGCCTAAGTTCGGCAATCTCCATCACCTCGCACTCCAGCGCGTAACCCCATTGGGATGTCAGCTCTTCATTCTTGACCAATGAGCAATTGACCTTGGCCTTGCCGCCAATGGCCCAGAAGAAGGGGGCGAACAACGTGTCTTTGCCGCTGCCATGGTTGCCGCCCATCAAGATGGCGTGATTTATCTTGTGGGAGGGAAACTGGACTTTATGGGCCAAGGCGTTCAGCAGGTGCTCACGCTCAAAAGGCTCGGGCACCATGCGCTCCAAGTGGCGCATCCATTGGGACACGTCGCCCGCGATGGGCTCAGGGCGGGCATCGCGCCATCGGTTGCCGTACACCTGACCATCGCGGGCAACCAATACAGTCTCGCCCGCTGCGTAGGTGATACCCACCAACGCCTTGCCGCCCTTGGCTTGGCGGTGCTCATCGAAAGCGTAAGACGCCTCGACCTTGCGTTTGTTGTTATGCACTGAAATGCACTTTATGTGACGATACAAGGCGTTGAACGTGCCCCGCGACAACTCGCGGCGGTCTTGCATATCAAAGTAGCCGTCGTCGGTTTGTATATACGCAAACCGATCCCACCACTCGGCCATCTGGATGCGGCCAAGCTCTTTGCGCTCCACCTCGGCGATGACGCGGGCGGCTTCGTCTGGATAGTCGGCCGTGGGGGCGAGCTTACTCAAAGCTGACTCCATGGCTTGGGTGAGCAGTTCATCACGCAAGCCGGGGGTGTGGGCGGGGCCACCTTGGTCGGCCACCCACGTCAGAAAGGCGCGGGAATCGAAGTCAACGCAATGCGAGTGCAGGCAGCAATAGGCGCGGTTGGCGGGCATGTAGCGCCCCTCTGGGTTGCCGTCGGTATGCTCGGCACTGTTGGGGCAGATCACGCCTGCCCAGCCCTCGCCATTGGGCTTGGACAGTAGCAGACCCTGGCCACTGAGCCACGCCATCACATCGTCCGCGCCATCGTCTGAGATGCGGATCGGGCGCAGGGTGAGCGAGTCGGGCTCCACTGGTGTGACACCCAAGGTATCGCAAATAGTACCTAGTGTGTATTCGCGTTCTGAATGAAAAGTCACCAGGCGCGCGGCGAAGTTGTCGCGGCCTGGTTTAAGGTTGACGCTACCAGGCAGTCGAAAGTTGCGCACCGGGTTGCAGGCACCGGGGTCGGTGTAGCCCGCCTCGGCGATGGCTTTGATGGCCGCGCTGAACTCGGCCTTGGTGGGCTGATCGCTGAAGGCGTAGCCCCACTGAAACGACCCGGGGGAC